AAGGTGTATATAATAATAGGTGGGCAATGTATGAAACATCTCTCTATACGCCCAGCTATAGAAGGTTGCTTGCAAATCCGCCGCAAGAAAATATTCGTTCGGTTCTGCCCTACCTGTCTTGAAATCAACCAGTATATTCCCCTCTCGTACTTGATCAAATCTGCCAACCACTTCAACACCATCTCTGTAAACAAACGAGAAGAATTTTTCGGAGTCAACGATGGATGGAAGAGAGTCTGTCAATCCAAGGTAATTTGAAAAGCAGACATCTATCAAATCGACCAGTTTGGGGATGGTCTGACCTCTATAGAAAACCATACCGGGCGCAGACAGTTCCCTAGTAAGTTTGTTCTTATATACAGCCAAGTCTACATTCCTTTTGGTTTCATAATCTTCTATTAACTGATGAATTAAACTACCAGTTATGAGGCTCGCCGTCTTTACCCGCGCTGCTTTGGAAATTCTATAGTATACCTTTCTCTTACAAGTCAGGTAATCCCGCAAGGATGATGCCGATACCCTAACCATCTAAAAACCCCTTCCGGCTATTTGCCGACAATGTTCTAAATAAATCAATTCGATCCCGCTTAATTCTAATCAGTTCCTGTAATAACGAATAAGCCTCGGTCTTATTTGCAATTTCATTGTTTAATGATAATAGCTTAGCCGAGTCTGCATCTGTGTTTCCAGTATACATAATAACATTCTTGCAGAAGGTATCTGTGGGCATTTTATTCCCAATCCAATATTGCTTATTTGTCTTAGCCTCACGAATGAGTGATGCTTGGAAACTAGATAGAGAGTGCTTTAAGACTACCAATTCCGCCCTCGCCCTAGCTACTTTCGCAGCCAATGCCTCCATCTCATCGAAATCTGGTAACATATCATTTGGTTGTTCCATCCTCGTTCTCCTTTTCGTAACGCTCCTTGAGAAAACCTAGGTACTCTTCATAAAGAAAAGATAGTTCTCGCATCATCCTCCTCCACGTATCTATGTTGAAAGCGACTATCTCTGCCGAACCAATATCCCCGCCGGTAACATTTTTATACCTCAAGGCGACAGCAGGATACCTACGTGCAGCTTCAGCCTCTTTTCTAACCTTAGTAAACCACTCACGCTTCACCGACATTTGTTTCGACCCACCATAGCCTACTTTACATTCGATGTGGAGCTCTCTCCACCACGGGTATTTGACTATCACATCGCCGGTCAAAGATGCATCTTTATGTTGGGTTCCGAATGCGCCAGAACTAGGCTGCCGCTTACCGCCTAATTCTTTAGCTAAAATTCTCTCCCATCTATCTCCTTTCTTTCGTTGAGTTGACACTTATATTTCCTCTGATTAAGCTGTTGCTTTTCTAACTGCTGTACTTTTTTCCTTTGGCGGTTCATCTTTAATTCCTTTTGCTCTGCGCCACATGCTGTAACAAACAGCAGTAACTTGCTTTATCTCCCATTCAGGGTGTTCTTTTTTCACATAAGGAACACATCTACTAATAAAATCTTTTTCCTTTTCATCTTTCTTTGGATTAGGCATTTTCAATCTCCCTCTATTTATTTAATTAAAGACAGTTCTATCTGATACCTCAAGTCTCGTACAAGGTATACTAATAATTTTCGCCCGCCTGGTTAATGGTTCATTATAAGGAATTGCAGCTAAAGTCAATTCAGCAACCCACCTAGATAGCAATTCAACTGTCTCTTCCCCACTATCAAGGCGTCTCCATAAAATTAAGGGACTCATATATAAGAATCAAATCTCTTTCACCTCTCACTGTCCAATGGGCAGATTGGGGCTAAGCGCCTATAAAACTTAGGACACTTATATATCGGGTTCATTTCATCTGTCTTTTTTATCTTTAGTTTCATAATATTCCACTCCTGAAATTTACGCTAGAGTCGTTAAACATTAGGGGGATCACCCCAAGAGGCCCATTACGATTCTTCCTAATAAATAAATCGGTCTTACCTTTATTTTCCTCGGTTGCGTTGTATGTGTCTTCCCGATGTAACATTAAAACCACATCAGCGTGTTCCTCTAAATTTCCAGACTGCCTCAAGTCAGATAATATAGGTATTTTATCTTGACGCATCTCAACTAGACGATTCAATTGGCTAATGAGTATTAACGTTATATCTGTACTCATCGCAAGGCTCTTTAATCTTCTAGCAATTCCTCCCAAGTCGAGTGTAGCGAACTCCGTCCTGAAAGGCATGAGTTGGATATAATCAACCACTACCAATTTTATTCCATAGTCTCTAACTAATTTCTTTGTTTTTGTTACTATTTCAGTAGCGGATGCAGAGAAGTTATTGTTGATTGTAATTGGTAAATCCCCAACAGCGTTTGCAGATTCTAGTAATCTGGTTGCCTCTTTCTCATTTAACATTCCATTCCTAATCTTTGATAAAGAGACACCAGACTCCATAGATAATAACCGCTGCATTAGTTGTCTGTGGGACATTTCATAAGAAAAGTATAATATTGGTATGTCCTGTTTTGCCACATTCAACATAATTCTAAGCCCAAGTGCAGTTTTACCGACACTCGGCCTTGCAGCTATTATTACTTCATCTGTCTCCGCTAATCCCCCTGTAATCAAATCGTACTCAGTGAACCCAGTAGGTATACCTGAACACCCGGGATTCTGCATACGTTCTAACAATGCCACCAGCTCATTCGACATTAACTCGTGTACACTGGAAACATCTGAACCGAAATTTACAGCATTCAATAACTTTGATGTTTCCTCAAAAGCCAAATCAAGCGCATGTTCCGCAGACCCAGAATAACCGGCATCTGCTATTCGCTTACCAGCATCTATTACCTGCCTAGATAAATATGCATCACTTACAAGTTTAATATATTCCCGGAAGTTAGATTCTAAATGTTCTGTTGAAGCGATAGCTTCAAAATAAGTGTCCCCACCGATTAACTCGTATTCTCCATTTTTAACCAATTCGTTTGAAAGAAGTACTATATCCAATGTTTTTCCACGTAGAAACAAGTCTGTAATTGCTTTATACACGACAACATTATCAATACCAAAGAACATGTCTGGTTTAAGATTGCTATCATAAAAAAGCCCTGGCTTATCTATTATGCAGCAAATAACTGCTCTCTCCGCATCAAGTTGTTGTGGTTTAATTAGCATATACGGCCTCCATGAAAGCAGTCCAATCAGGTTGTTTGTATTCTCTAAATTCAGCAATAAGCCCTCTGGTCCTTATATCTAAAAGGTTATTCTGTATATTAGAATGTTTGGTTTCCTCCTTCAGCAAACCAGTACATACCTTTCCAATATATCCGAATACATTATCGCCGGCACTAATTCGTGCACTGTTTAATATTGCCCAATATACAATTTCTCTACCATAGATTCTAACCAGTTTTCTTAGACTGCCCCACTCAGTCCTCTTGAGTTTTCTATTAAAGACCAGAGAGAAAAGACTACTAAGTAATAAGTGGGCAGAATTATCATCAATATCCATTAACTTGATATAAATATCATAGACTTTATTATTCATCTTTCCTCGGTGTGTTTATGAGGGGGAGGGTTAACTCCCCCTCTCATGTACGCTAGAAAGGAATACGCTCATCAGTATTAGGTGAGGCGACATCTGCATTTTTAGCCGCATCACGATTAGCCCAAATATCTCCGTATGTACCACCACTCAGCAAGAATTGAATTTCCTCTGGAGTGAGAACCGCCCCACTTTCAAGGTCCAACAGCTCCAGGTTTTCCATGTCCACATCAACGGGAATGGGAGCCTGGGGAATTGCAGTGATAACCATTTCCTTTCCAGAACCAGTAGCAACAAGCATAATAGGATAGGACTGTAACTTTTCTACCTTCCCGGTCATTGGGTTGGCAACCTGCTCCAAAGCATTGAACTGCTCCATCAACCTTCGACCACGTTCCAAAATCTTTACCCGATTGAGAGGCGCAACCTCAACATTGGTTAAATCAGTTCCACAACCTTCCGCATTGCAAACCTTAACAGACGCAGGGTAAACCGCACCGCACGTAGGGCACGTCTTTACCGGCGTCAGATCGAGAACATTGATTCTATACCTATGCTGCAAAGGGATAAAATCAGGATGTTTCTTATTAAATCCAACCTCTCTATTTCGTATACAAATTGGGCATTCCTCACCCAAACACCTGATTCCCATCTTCCGACCACTGCCATCACTAATCCAATGTTTCCCAACAATAATTGGA